AACTAACCCTGTTGTTCCAGACCCACTGAACGGGTCTAATACTGTTACAGGTACAACCTCAGTATCGCAGTCACAGGTTGGTTGCCAGCCTTTATGTTCACGCTTATACGAGCCATCCGTAGACTTACCATTGGAATTATCTCTCATGCCCCTAGCTAAATCATTTGTATGATCATGCCAGCCCTTTCCTATCGTGCCACCTGATGTTTCAACTATCCGCTCCCACGGTTTACCACATTCAGCACACTCCCCCTTTTCCGAAGTCCCTGCTTTTACACACGGCTCGACCAGCTTCTCTGGATAAGTAGCAAAGTGTGCCTCTGAATAGGGCTGGGTCGTTACTTCCCAGACGCTACGCTTGTTACGTCCATCTGTAGTAACATCGGAATCACTAAAGTCACTCTTGCGAGTATATGACGGACCATGTTCCCTTATCGCATCAGCATCGTAGTAATACTTAGGACTCTTGGTTAACAGGAAAATATACTCATGTGCCTTGGTGGGTCTGTCCTGTACGCTCTCTGGCATCGGGTTAGGCTTACTCCATATGATGTCTGATCTGAGATACCAACCGTCTGCCTGTAATGCAAAAGCTACACGCCAAGGGGTACCCACTAGGTCTTTGGGCTTGAGTCCAGCCGCAGGCTTACGAGATGTTCCAATACCGTTGTCTCCTAACTGACCTCTATTTACATAGTTAGGTGTTTTTCTAACAGTTTGTTCTTGGACAGCCCCGCCTTGACTGCTATAACTGTCTCCAAGGTTAAGCCACACAGTACCTGTTGGTTTAAGTACACGCCTGACTTCTCTAAATACCCTGACCAAATTCTCACAGTATTCTTCAGGACTTTTTTCTAACCCGATCTGATTATCAATTCCATAATCTCTCAACCCCCAGTAGGGGGGGCTAGTTACTACGCATTGAACAGATTCTGCTGGCAATGTCTGCAAAACAGATATACATTCACCTTCTATAATTTTTATGTTTACCATTATTTATGACCAGTTTTTAATAAACTTTTCTTCATCAAAACTCCACCAATAATGCTTATTTTCATGGACAATTCCTTCTGTTCCCGTTAAAGCCATATCTTTCCTCGAGGTAAAATCTATCGGTGTTAATTTGGTCAAATCAAGTTTATGTGCGTTTTCAACTTGTTCGCGTGACCATACACATGTTTCTTCTGACCAACCTGAATCTATACACCGTTTCAAATCTTTTGCCGCATGTCGTACATCTTTTATACCAACCCTTCCATATGCACCGTAATATGGTGTGCCAATCACGTGAGAGGTATATTCAGTATCTTCATGCGGGTTCCCTTTTTTACAACACGCGGGGGCAATAGTTGCTTCGCTTTCGTCCATTAAACCAACTAATTCTGATCTTTGACATTTGCCAAATGTGTAACCAGCGGGTGCATGAACATTGTATTGTGGAACCTGAATTAGCGATCCTGATGCAGATTCTTCATCAGCCCCATAATCCCAAAACCTAACTGCGATTCCTTCTTTAGCAATACCCCAGTCGCCTAGCTTTAACACAATTCTTTTTTTCTTCGGCAATTGTTGTTCGCGTTCAAGTCTCGCTATTCTCCACGGGTCATACTCTGCAGAATGAGAACTGTAGCTTATGGACAAACCACGGCGTGACATTTTTAAAATTTTGCAAATCTTTTTAAATTCTTTGCCATGATCTCTTTTTGCATGGGGGTAAATTATGTTTACAAGATGATGAGCATATTCATGTAAAAAAAGATCGCGAATATCTTTCATGTGTCCAACTTGGATTACCTTTTCTTTTATTGTTATACGGAAGGTAAAACTGTCATAATAACCAGCGCTAGACGTTTTGAGCAGTTCTTTATTAGATATCCAAACCCGTACTTGCGAATAACCGGGAAAGATAAAATACCCAGCGGCTTCCAACCGTGGAATGGATTCATCAATTAGTTGTTTCAGATAACCGTTCGGGTTAACTAAAATGGCTTTGCGCGTGAATCTGGTTTGTGTAACCATTTCTATGTCCTTTGATGTTTTTGGTTCTCCCTGACCTACCTTGTGGTGGTAGGTTTCGATTGGTAACCAACCAATCTCGTCAGAGGGTTTAAAAATGGTCAGAACATAGACATTCTCCCAAAAAACAATCTTTAACTACATTAAGACAAGTTTGCTCGGTAGATTTAAGAGGTTTGTATGGATACGCTATCCACTGTGCGCCACGGAGCGTTGTAGAAAAATTCTGTTTGTGTCCTTCAACTTCATAAGCTCTGCCTGTATCTGTGTCGCACATCCAAGGTGGAATTTGATGGACATCCGTGGGTATATGTGCTTGCCGCATTTCACACCAAGCAACAGGATTTAGGTCTTCAATCCACAATTCCATTGTTTCTAAAAACGCAGTTGTATTTTCTAATGCCAAGCGTATAACCGGTTCTACAGCTAAACTCAGTCTGCCTAATACTTTTGCGTAGCTTGGAGCTAGATGGGCTGTCTTATCATTAAAATCTGCAACGTACAATTGCGATCCAGTGGGATAATGAGCGTCTATATTTTTTGATCCAATCCTCAAGTTCCCCACAAATAGATTCAGTCCATCTGTGGAGACGCTACGGCTTTCAGTTGAGCCAACTTCGCCATCTTGCCACATTTTTAGAACATCAATCTGTGTTAACTTTTCAGAATTTCTTTCTGTTATTGCATACTTTTTCATAGTATTATCTCCCATATACTAATTTAATTTATTTAATTATCTACTTAGTAATAGCCGTTGTCAACACTTATTAATGTATCTAAATGACTTTTAACTTTTCAATCTTTTTATTCAAAAGTTTAATATGGTTTTGGTTTTCCACAATACATTGCCAAATCGGTATTATTTCTGATTTCAGTTCCTCTATTTCCAATTTCAGTTCTTCTAATTCAAATTGTTGTTCCTCAAACTCATAATTCATAAATCAAACTCCAAGTTAATATTCCACACGTTTTCACCAATATCATTTTTCACAAATTTGTTTGGATACCTTTGTAAAACTGCTTCTATCGCAGATTCTGAAACATCTATTAGTTTTGCTAATTGTTCAACATCTTTTTCACCATTCGAGAGTTGCCATTCAATGCGATCAATCAACGAGCTTAGTTTTGCAAGTTCAGGTACAGCTTGTAAAGACGTATGTTCATATATAACTTTTTGCGTCATATCATCGCCATACCTAACATTCCATGCCATCGGTTTTGATAGTTGACCCCGATTCCCTTTTTCGTGAAACAACCCCAGTATCGGATCACTTTCAGGTTCATTAATTGATTTAAGCCTGAACGCGCGTCTTGCATAATTCCAAAAGAATCTTGACCCGTAAAGGCTACCTTCTTTATTAGTATGTGTTATTCCAATGCTTGCGATATTTAATGATCTACAAGCGTTAAAATACTGCTTTGCCGCCTCAGCGTCGGTTACATCCGCATTACCACTTGAAGCGACTAAACTGTCAATAATTAAAAGTTGTATATTATTGTTAGTTATTTCATCAACCAGATCATCTACACGATCCATGAAAGCTCCACTCATTGCGCGGTATTTAATTGTGTCTGGCGGGATAATTACACCAGCACCAGCCGCTATTTCATCCAACATTTCAGCCACATCATCCTCATCTGATTCCCAATCCAAATACATTGTATTTATCGGCTGAGTGGTAGTTGAATTGATCCCGGGTATAATTTGTGTATCTGGACACGCGAGAGTGGCGGCAATAGCTAAAGCGAATGTACTTTTTCCTGTCCCACCGTCCGCGTAAAGAATAGTAGGTTGGTGAGTTCTTACAATCGGCTTAACTAAAAACGGCGATGGACTTGCACGTTCATGCATTGCAAGATCAACAATATCCCCATCACGTTCTAAATTCGCATACACAATGTCAGACACATGATGCAATATTCCAGACCAGTCGTATGTGGGGTGCGATGTGCTTAAACTTTGCCGCACATGGTTACGGCTTCTTTCGTCAAAGAGTGCATACTGAGTTGGTGCATATATTATCTTTCCCTTTTCATCTTCTATTTTAAGAAGACAATATTTACGGCGAGTGAGTTCAGTTAGTATTACTCTTACCCCATGCTCCACCCAATAGAATGTACATTTCCGATCTGTCTGAGCCTCTACCATTGGAGCCTCTATCATCGGACCTAGATATTCACCTTCTTTGGCTCGAACATATCGTTTACTGGATTGAATAATCGTGTCCACAACATATGTAGGCAATGGTGGTCTGTTTTTGTTATTAAAAGAATGGACTAACTCACTCACATCATCTTCTTTATGCCGTTGCTTTCGATAATAAATAGCAACATCAAATGTGAATGTATTCCTTTCACCTTCTGCTACACCATCCACTAATTTTTGGTGGAACTCTTTTGTTGCAATAGTTGGACTGACCCCGTTACGCCTTTCGTTCTTAAAAACAGAAGGATAGGCGTACGGGACGATTGGGAAGTCATTAGTAGTAATATACTCATTGCCATCTACTACCGATCCTTCTGCCACAACATAGCCATTATCTGATCGAATATCTACGCCGGGGATTCTCTTTGTAGAGTTAGGGACATCTTGGGCATATTTTGTGTACAGATGCCAACCATCTGCATTTCCATTTTCATCCCGCCTTGCAGTTTGAACCATCATTGTCTTTGGTGCGGTAAAGCCTCGATTCCTCATTTCGATTTTTGCGTCTGCACCATCCAGATCAATAACGGTTAAATTATTTATTTCACCACAAGCAATTCCGATGTTGCCATCCGGTTCATCTTTCCAAAGTTGTCTAATAATTTGTTCATCTCGCGTTGCATTCTTAACGCCATTTGGTTGCAATACGTGTCCTGCTGGAATTTTTGAATTTGGACTTAACAGGAGAACACTGAACCCGGCGGCAGAATGCTTTAATGCATAATCTACCTTGTCCATATTACCAACCCTGTTCCATATCTTCTGTCACGATTTCATCAGGGAACGTTACAGATTCAATTACGCCACCACGAGATATTGCATCCTGTACAAGTTCACTACTTAAAAAGTCCCATCTAATCTTCTGATTATTAATAAGGCGATACCAGTTATAGACAAGTATTTCATTTGCTACTTTGTCAGAGAGTCCAAGC